CTCGCCGGTTATGTTCTCCAGCTTGTCGGTGTTAAGGTTCGTAAAGTTGCCGTCAACTTCAGAGGTAGTTAGGGGAGAACCCTTTCCAGACCGCGTTGTAATACTAGACATAGTAGTCCCCTAACTGTTGACGTGTTAACTCGCGGCGAGCGTAATTGTCCATGTGACAGACATCGTATCGTCTGCCGCTTTATTTACGACGCTAAACACAGTACGGCAGAGCATATCGCCGCTGGTTGAGTCATTAAACATGCCCGCTTCAGTTACAGCCCCTGTAGCGTCGCCAGCCTCAAACGACGAAACGTAAACAACTTTTTCGCTATTGGTTCCTGAGATGCTTGTTGAATCAAGCGCTTCGCGTGAGCCTAAAATAGACACAAGGTCTGTTTGGCTTGCCGCGGCGGCAGTAGTGCCCGCCCCTAAAGCCATGTGAGACATAATAGATTTAGATGTGCCAACCATTCGGCTTGCAATAAACGCAAGTCCAGAATTTACGACGAGGTTTTTGACCTCTCTTTGATCTTTTATGTTTCCGGTCTTGTCCTTCAGGACGATGTTAAGCTGACCGGAGAGCTTCAAGTTTTCGCTATGCATTTTAACGATCTCCTTAGAAGGTTCGAGTTGTGCCGACGTAGTCATCCGCAAAGTAACTGAGATCGCAGTAACCCTGACTTATTAACGACCCCGCGTCGGAAATTGAGGCCGTATTCTGTAACCCTTTTCCGGGTGCAACGGTCGCTGCGTCAAATACAATCGCCGGATTTGATGTTGTTTTGGTGAAGTGCATCTCTTGATCGTCTAGCAAACTAGCAGCGCCGTCTAAGTCGTCGGTGGCGTAAAGATCAGAGAACAACGCGCGACCAAAGGTAAACTGCTGATCGTCTGTAAGGTGCGCGTCATCACCGGGGCTTTTGTTCGCAGAAGCCGAAAATAAGTCGACCACCGCCGTGGTTTCGGTCGGCAGTTTTTGTGAGCTCAGACTAATTAAATCCGCAGTTGAAGATGCGTCGGTTAGCCCTCTGCCTATATTTCTAGCTACAGAGTCGACGACGGCTAGAACGTCGGTTGCATTACGACCAAAGCCTAGAGACGCACTGTCACTGGTAAACGCTTGATCTAAAAGCGTCTGAAGCAGTAGAAAGTTTCCTTGCTCCGCAGCGAACACAAGCTGGTCCGCCAACGATGGAGAGATGTTGAGCTTGATGAGTTCAACGACCGCTTTCAATCGGAGTATTTCAACAGCCGCCTTCATGCAAAATCTTCTCGAATTTTAATTTTTATCTTGTCGTAAAGGGTTTCACGAAGACCGCTGGATTTTACGATCTCAAGTTCGCCCTCGTAGCTTCCGGGGTCTTGGTTTAAATCGCCTTCCGCCCACTGCACAACGGCCACGCCGGGACTGGTACTGTGGTCGAGAAAAATAAGTTGGCGAGAAAACAGTAATGTAGTTTCCCCGGCTGCCCTAACGTGAAGCGTTGCGGTCGCGCCTGCAAGGTTCGCAGCGCTTCCGTCCTGCTCCGTAATTGTAAATCTAAGCTGGGGACCAGTGTCCCCTTGAACATACTTAAACGCGGTAGCCATCTAGTATCCCCCTCGCGCTGTTGCACGGTCAAAACCCACACTGGCAATTCGCAAGTTTACGCGTCGCGTGTCTCTGCCTTTTGCGGCGTCCATGTGCTTGTAAAACTCGGTCTTGTAGTACATGGCAAGTTCGGGGTTAGACCATTCTTTCCCCGGAATAATAGTAAGCCTCCAGATAGCCCCGCACGCGATAGAGCGCCCGTGCGTTTCAAATATAAAATCTTCTACACCGGTAGCCGACAAAGAGGGTTTAAGGACACCCACGCCCTCAAAGGTGTATTTTGCGTCAGGGGTCGGATAAAACTTAATTTGGTTATCTTGAAACATGCTATACTTGCATGGGGCTGACCGCTCAGCAGTATTCGACACTTGGTAGTGTCGATCCGTTACACGTTGAACCGGCGAACCGTTGACGAAAAGCGCTAATATATTTTCTAAGACTGCACCCGTGGGCACGTCTATTTCGTAGTCAGCAGTACTTTTACTTGTAAAGTCGGACTCGATATCGAAACGCCACAACTCGGAGCGAGCAATATACTCAGCCGCCGCTTCCTGCAAATGCGTTTGGATTACGATTTCTGGACAGCCCGGAACGTGAGGCTGAACATACGGAAAAAAGCTCTCCCACGTTTTTGCCATTTACGTCACCGAACTTCCCGGTGTCGGCGATACCGCCGCGTCCACCTGAGTTTTAGTGCCAATAGCTGCGTTAAAAGTTTGGAACGCCGAGGCTGCGCGTTGCTCATTAGCTCCGTACTCAGCGTCTTTTGAATACGCCCTGTACAAAATCCAATCGGTGATCGGGCTTAGGTATATGTCGTCCAACTTAATGACTTCGGCGTGAGAGCCGTCTGGGTCTAGCTGCGCTTCGGTCAAACTGTGAGAACCCGGCGCGTCTGCGTAAACGACTTCTAGCTCTGCTGTATTTGTAGCAGGGGGGTAGACGTAAAACTGTTTGGGTTGACGAGGATCATATGTGTAGTGCTGGATATTTATCGACTGCGTCTCTGAGTGCCAGCTGGGTCGTTGATCGTCTAAAACGCTGCGAGCCACAACGCGAACGACTTTCTTGTTCGAGCTGCTAAGAACGTTTCGAGTGATATCAAGGAGGCGAAGTGCGGAAGGAAACCCGCCGCTCGATGCGGTCAAGTCCTGCTTAGTTCCAGCGGCGCAAGTAAACGTAGCGCACACAGCGTTCGCGTCGGGGCGCAACAAGACGATACTCAGATAGGACTCGTTAAGCCATTTCTGAAGCTCGACACGCGGCCAACGGATATTAGTATCCTGTAAGATCGCTTCGACGCGGGAAATAACGTCTATTACTTTTATGGTAGCCATCACTAACCCCCTTGTGGTTGTGAGAGGGGGGTTGCGCCCCCTCCCGTTAGGTCAGTGATTAGCTGGCTGAACCAACCAAAGCTGTACAAAGCGCTTCTGGCTTTACAACTTTGCGCCCATATACGGCTAGGCCGCGGACGATGTCGCCAAAGTCAGTTTGGTTACGCAGAGGCTCAGTTTTGCTGATCTGAGAAGCAAAAGAACAAGCTGTGCTTGTACCCGCTACCATCATACGGCGAGCCTTAGCACTAGAAGCTGTAGCGCCTGATGATGTGGCTGATAGACCCGCAACCAGTGCTTTGCCTGCTTGGCCTTTTGGCAGCAAGTTGGACACATACACAGTGAAGCGGTCCAGCATACCAATTTTTCCGGTACGGATGGTGCTTGACTGATCGCCGGTAAAGTACGCTTGTGCGATGTCTGTTTGCATCAGAAGCTGACGATCACGCGGTGAAATGATGAGCCAGCGGCCATCTTCCGGTACGTTTTGCTCGTCGAGTGCTGAAGACATTTGCAAGATTGCGTTCAAAACGTTCGCAGGGGTTGCTTGGTCGATTGGAGCAGCATCAGTACCCAAGTTGTAAGCACTTGAGATAGCGCCCGCTGTCGCACCTTTGTTTGACGCGTTTGCGCCTGTGGTGACGAACCAGTTGAAGAACGTATCGTTTTCAATGTTGATCTTCAGCTGTTTAGCAGCGTCATCAGTGAACATATTCATCAAGTCCATGTCCGCTTGGTGCGCGAGTACATCGTTTACTTGAACACTGAAGTATTTACCTTGGTCGATCTGCATATCTTGGTAGATCGGTGCAGGGACTTCAGAAGTCAGTGTAGTACCAGCGCCAGCGTAATCGTTGATTGTGATTGATGGTGCGGTACGGATACGAATTGTATCGCCTTGGTTTTTGATCTCGCCTTCCCAATCAGTATTGGAAATTTCAGTCATCATTGTGTTCGCATAGAACTTAGCGTTCAACTTTTGCGACCATAGTTGTGGGATAAAACCACCTGAGTAAGATGGGGTAGTGTCGAATGCGCCTGAACCGACGACGGGGAATACAGCAGCCATTTTGGCCTCCTATTAAGTTGGTTATCGACTCAATAGCTGCTTACATGTTAACACATTAGGGCTAAGCTCTAACGCGGCCTTCCATATACGCAGCTGTCAAGTCAGCTTCAAGTTTTTCCGCCTCCGCGTACTGCCCTCGCGTATTTAGTGTACGAACCTTGTTCCAAGCTCTATCCATGTCCTTGGGCGAATAGATTTTAGAGTTCTGGGTTGTACTCTGTGTACGCACAGAATTAGCAGAACGGTTTGGAGCAACCTGCTTTTCAAGTTCGGCTTGGTTAGGCTTAGCTTCGGTCGGTGCTGCTAACGTTTCTTTCCACATGCTCACATAGTGGGCTATGGCTTCTACGTCA